ATCAATACCATCTGAAATAAATTCAAAGTGCATCAAAATGCTCCAAGCAAAATACATTCTTCATTGATACGCCCATTCGGTACGGATGGTTTAGTGGTTAGTTTCTTAAACGCAGCATTCATTGGGCGCTTACCAATCACCAACCCTTTGAAGAATTCCTCTGGTTTACGTAGTGTCATCGTCTTAGATTCAGTGACACTGAATCCAATAAGAGTCGTACCCTTCACTGAGAACAACGTATTGTCTGCTTTATACGCAGTCACCTTACGGTACTTTGTGTTGTAGACCCATACTTCACTAGAGCCAATGATTGACTCAGGCTTGACTGACTTAAGACTCATCTCAGTAAACTCGCGCATAAACTTGAGTTTAGATACCAGCTTAGTTGGTGATTGTGGTTTACGTTTACGTGGTGCGCGAGATGCCTTAGCAGTCTGCACTTGTTGTTGACAGTCGGAGACCAACTGTTCCATAAACTCAGCAAACTTCTTTAGTTCTTTCTTCGTGAAGTTAGAGTAGCCTTCCACAGTCTGTGGGTCTTTGCTAGTAACTACACCACGAATTTCTTCTGCACGTGAAACGAACAGATCACCAATGCGTTTTGCAACTGGCGCTGACACTTCATTTGACATGAGATAATTCTTAGCTGAGAATACAACATTACCACGAGAGATAACAAAGTCGTCAATTGCACCCTCAAACTCACCAGCATGTTTGCGAGCAGATTCTTCCATTCGCTCTTGAATGCTGGCTACTGGTGTAGCGGAAACTGTTTTCTTAATCTCTTTGACTACTTTGTACTTAGCAACAAGAAGTGCAACACGACTTTCAATAAGAGCCATGTGACTCTCAGAAAGTGTATTACCATTACTAACCAGACGACACATAATACCAATCTGACGAACTTCAAAATCATTGGCTCGATTGAGAGCAATTACTGCACTCTTGTTGCCTTTCTTGGCAAAGTATTCGAGAGCAAACTTCAGTCGTCGCTTGTCATCATAGTGTTCAGTGTACCAAGACAATGCAACAGTAATGTCCACATTGTAATTCTCCATGCGGATTACTGGTTCGTCTTTAACCCTGTTGAGTTCGGCATGGGCTTTGGCGCGTTTTTTAGCAGCTGTAACATTCATAGGATCAATCCTCCATTATATAATATCTATTATACCGCAAAGCCTAATTAAAGACAACCAATAACCCCACAGAGTTGAGGGTTACTTTGTAACTTCCTCGTATAGCTCCACGAAGTCCTCGTGGTCTTCCACCTCTTGTGTAAGATTCTGCTTATGATAAGTCTTTGCAATTTTTGCAAGAATCTTCTTTGGAATCATGAACTGGTCTGATTGTTCCTTGACGATTTCCTTAATCAAATCACGCTCGGCTTCCATGCGTGTCATTGAATGGCTAATCTCTTGGATAGCATTCTTCAATTTCTTTTTATCTTCAGGTGACGATAGAGACATTATTTCTTTCCTTTAAATGCAACAAACGAAAACAACCACAGCGTTGCGAACCAAGTGGTAATGTCCAGCGGAATTGCCAGAACAGGGAATAGTGTATTCAAACACCAGATAGTTACAATTGGACCAAAGATAACAATGGCAGCAATAAGGGCAATGCCCAATACGATTTTAACAATATCATTCATAGATCAAAACTCACTTTAGTTACAGAATCCCATCGGAAAGAACGCCACTCTTGCTTTTCGGTGTCAAAAACCCGTACTGCGGATCCAGAAGTCTCGCTAGGCGCACCCTCACTTTTCGGTCTTTTGTCTTCTGGGACTTTTGACTCGGCAAGGGTACATTGCATGTCTCGTGTCGTTCCGTCTTTTTTTGTAAAAGTAACGCACAAATCTTTTGTGTTGGCATCTCGCAAAACTCCTAGTGTCCAGGTTTTAAATTCTTCGAACTCTTTATCAGTTTTGAATACTGTTTGCATTATCTAATCTCTCTTTCATATCATTAAAAATTGGACCAAAAAATTCTTTAAACTCTTTCGTGCTAAAGAATGATGTGTATCCACTGTCCACAATAACAATTCCCGTGGTTTCATCAGTAAGTTTACTTGTAATTGTAAACTCAATTAAATCATAGGCATGCTCTTTAAACTTAACAGTCTTCAGAAGACCACCACGATAAAATTCTGCTTCATAATTAAGACTCATAAAGTTCTTTCTTGTGTTTAGGATTACGGATGTACTGAACCTTAGACTCCACAACACGCATACGGTATTTTGGAGTGCGCAAATCTTTTGCTACTAGATTTCTACGTTTCATGGGTTTATTATACATCTTCTTTCCTTACAAGGCAAATTTCTTTAGTGCATCTTTGGCTTCTTTACAATCTCCAATCACATTATCCATCTCTGCAATAATCACCAGTTCTGATAGTGATTCTGCAAGAGCACGATCCTCATCATCAAGAAGATCCATCCATTCTTGATACTCTTCATATGTATCAAGACTCCACATATGGTCAAGCATTTCTACTTGATATTCGGTTAGATTTTGAATCTGAATCATTTTTCACCCAATAGGTATTTGTTAGAAATAGCTTTGAAAGACATGCCACCATTTTCTTCTTTGAAGACAATACCTTCACGTTCTTGGGTATCTTTCAGTACAGACTTACCTTCAGCCAAAGTCAGAAGATCCGCCACTGGAAGTGCCATCATGAATGTAGTCAGAATAGGAACATGCAACAGCCCCATACGTTCAATCAGATCGCGACGATCTTCAGGATCTAGGTAACCACCCTCTTGAATATTGTAAACATCAAACACGCGAAATTCTGGCTTTGCTAGATTGTAGATATTTCCTTGAATACCTGGACCAATCAATTCTCCTTGAATGGCAAAGCTCCAGTGTTCATCGACTGCACGCATTTTACCCTCAATGTCATCACGACGAGCAGTAGCCCAGAAAGAATTACCTTCTGTCTCTTTCAGATCCAGATTACGAGAGCAAACACCAAATTCTCCATCAATCAAGTAAACAGTCATTGAAGAGCCTTCCAGCTTCTCAGTGACTTCAAATCGCATACGTTGTTGGATGACAGCGTCAATTTCCTTGACAATATTCTGAACACGTTCTTGATCAGTCTTTGGAATCTGTGTAGGAAAGTTACCCTTTGCCATGCCAGCAAGCTGAGCATTCATTGGCTTTTCCCACTTCAGGATGCCAAGATTTTCAGTGACGTCTTGTCCGTCAAAGTGATCATTAAGACCAAGCAACTTTCCATAAAGTTCTTTGATTGGCACCAGCAAACCCTGAGACAGTTGACCACGCAACTTGATAGTCTTCAGACGTTCACCCTTGACACCTTCGAACTCACGTGGCTCTTTACCTTTAGAAAGGAATGGAGCAATCTCAGTAGGAATCCAAGAGTCAATTTCAAAGTACACAGCGAGATCTCCAACTTTGTAGAGACCTTTCTGTGCAACAACTTTCCATCCACCGATAACGGCGCATTCAATGGCATCTGCTCCCTCGATAGGGTTCAGTTCATCAATTTTACGAATAGTAGCTAGTTTACGCATTTTCAATTTCCTTAGTATGCCAGACCGTAGGCATAGAATTTACCATTATTATATTGGCCAGTTTCCCAACTAACACGACGATTACCACAATCACATCGACGATCTTCACCATCCCAACCGAGACATTCGTCTTCGAGATAGTCGTTGCAGTTCATTCCTTCGAACTCATCCACGCCACCTGCAGCGATACCTGCAGCGATAGCTTCTTCAGCAGTGTTATAAGACATTATCTACTCCAAGGAAAACCTTTGAACGGAACTACAATACCGCCAGTGGTAGTGTGCCCATTCACATCATATGACTTTTCGTCACTATCATAAGTCAAGCCAAGAACTTTCATCATCTTGTGCTTAACTCGCAAGTTGGGTTGCCTGTACTTATCAGTTGGAGTAAACCCCATGATAGTAGCAACTTCAACTACAGCGCCACTGCGGCAAATGCCAGCATGGCAGTGAACAACCACATTCATGTGATTCTCTTGTGCATGTTGCAGAAGACGAACCAACTCAGTAGCTTGATCATCTTGAATTTTGCACTCGTCCTCAAACCCATCCGCATCTTCAGCGTCGAGGAATTCAAACTCATGAACTTCTTTGAACATTTCTGCTCGTGCAATTCTACCAAAGAAAGTTGCAGGGTCTTGAATGCGAATCAGCATGGCGTTTGGACCAGCATCCATATGGAAACCCAGTGCAACGTCTTGCTTGCTCACATTTTCAATAAATCTCTGTGTCATTTGATATTGCTCCATTGTGCGAGTTTCGCTCGCTTATTAAATTTTGCCTGTGCAACATTACCACGATTGAGAATACCCTTCTCCATCATAAGCTCAATCATACAAAGCAAATCACCAGTTTCTTCTTCAAGATGAGCCACGTTGGTCACACCCAAATGTTCTGCATCGATACCGAAACGAAAAACCTTACTAATTGCTTGAATCACTTCGGCACATTCTTCTTGCCCGATAAGCATGATTTCTTTATCTACTTCATTCAGCATTCATCTTCCTCATATTGTTGCATTTGCATCTCAAGTTCATAGCGTGCGTCAATCGCAGCATAAACAAAATCAAGTGGCACATTCAGGGTCACAGCAATAAATTTAGCTGTCATACCTTGCTCGACCAAGTCTTCAATTTCCATTGACATTTCTGACATTTTACTCATTGTTCATTGCCCTTGTTCCAGAAAACATTAACGCCAAGCCGACACACGCCAGCGGAATTAACAGCATTAAACTTGATTCTGGATTGTGTTCCATGCCACCAACGGCACCAAAGACTAGCATAAACCCAACTGCCAAACGAATAGAACCCTTCATATAATCTCCAATCACTTAAATACAATCAATGCCAACAGGATTGAGTTAAAGAAAAATCCAACTGCATTTGAAACAATATACAGAGTATCTTTTTGCACAATCGCCCGAAACAGAAACAACATCAAGCCAGACCAAACAAGAATAACCATGCTCACTGGAGGGACATTGCTTGAGTATCCCATAATGACACCGAGTGTCGTTGGGAGAGTGGCTCCATGAATCAGAATCATTCCCAACCAACCGCTAATCGAACCCAACTTCTTAATCGTTTTTTCATTTTTCATACACCTATTATACACGAAATTGCATTTAAAGACAACAACTTTATGCGTGCAAAAAACCCCTGTAAAATCAACAACTTACAGGGGTCGTGGGAGCTTAATAGCCCTACGAAGTGTAGGGTTATTTAGTCATTTCGGCTATTTCTGAAGGTAGGATCTCCAGACTCAAAAACGGGCATCGTTGTTGCAGTAGCCAAAGGGGATGCTGGAGCAAAGTCCATACCGAACCCAGTGACTGGTGCCATCGGTCTTGGCATCGAACTCATTGGAGAAGGCATTGCAGGTTTTGGTGTGGCTGGTGGAGTTGCTTTCCATCCTGCGTTTGCAGCTTCCAACGCTTTCATCTGTGCATCTGGATTCTTACCAGACAACATGATACCAGATAAAGTACCAGTCAAAAATGTGGCGATTGGAATGATCAACTCAAAGAACTTCTGGTCGATTGGACTAATTGCATTCAGTGGTTGTGTGACAAAGATGATTGAGTATAAAACAACAAACACGATACCAACAAGAGTGAATGATAAGCAAACGCCAATAAAGAACTTCAGACGAGCCATTAACTCGTCTTCAGTGTACATTGCGTTATTTGATAGTGGTTCTTTATTTTCCATTGCATCCTCCTGCTGGCGCTAATGATTGTTTAGCTAATGTATTTTGTGCTTCTTCGGGTGGTCCAAGTCGTGGATCACGTTGTCCTTTAAACACGTGTTCTGGGCATGTTCTAGTCACGTCACACGCTGGCTTCTGGCATATTTTCTTGTCCCAATTATCTGGATCTTGGCAAGGATATCGAAATGATTCCTTACTAAAATACGCAAAACATATTGGAAGCAAGAGCAATACGCCCAATGCCTTGAATAATAGTTTATCTCCCATTCAGTTCACCTTTACTTATTTGATAGTGGATTATCTAATGCTTTCTGAATCTTACGATCCATATCACGTTCTAGATTTTTTGTTGCATTGGAAACCTCGCGTTCTAGATTCTTCGCAGTAGATTCTGTTTCCTTACGCACTTGTCTAACTTCATCACGAACTTCTTTAACTGCCTGATCAGCTTCTCTGGCAGATTGTTTAGAGCTACGCTCTACATTTTCAGTAACACCTTCTAAACGACGAATATCATTCTTCAGATCATTCTTGATGTCACGTGTATAATCGCTAGTCTTAGAACTATTATCTTCAATGACAGCAAGTTTCTTGTAAACTTCAGTTAAGTCTGGGGAGATATATTCTGCGATCTTTTTCTTCATACCCTGATAATCTTTATAGACTTCAAATGTACCATAAAGACCACCCAGAATAGAGGAGACCAACGTGAAAGCGACCATCAATTTGGCTGGCGTGAATTCATATCCACCAATTGAGATAACTGTATCTTTACTGGCGTATTTCTTTACTGCTGCTTCTGCGTCATCAATTTTTGCGTTGACGTCTTTGATTTCTTCTGGCATTTTACTTTTCCTTGTTGTATTGTGATTCTACCATTTCATTATGAATTCTGTCAGTACCACCAAACATTCTTAAATTGACACGACTATCAATTGTCTTTTGATTATTGTAGACGGAGAATGGTTTGTAACCAGCAGCGTCTTGTATCGTACCTTTACCATAAGCATCAAAGCCTGGAGTGAAACCCATTGCTTGAATCACCACATTCTGAACAACTTTCTGGGCTTCCATATCTGCTGCCTTACCCATGGTATCTCCGAGATTCTTACCAGCCTCTACAGCTTTGGCTCTTGCAGCTTCTTGTCTCTTTGCTTGAATCTCTTGACGTGCAGTTGGTGGTGCAGGCTTAGATCCACCAGAGTCGTTACCCTGTGCTTGCATTGGTGGAGCATTAGGTTTATCTGCAGGTTTATCATTAGCTTCAGGTTTATTGTCTGATTTCTTATCTTCTTGCTTTTGCTCTTGGCGTTGAGCCATTGCAGGCGGTGGTGGTGGAGCGATGAGTTGAACTGGAGCAGATGGAGAACTACCACTGGCTGAGGCAGGTTTAACAGCGATAGCTTTATCTACATTAGAATCTCCCGTAGCAGAAACTCCAGTCGAAACTGTACCATCGCTACTAATGGTTGTGCTGGCAGTATTAGTTGCCACTGCGATATTCGCGGGATCGTTTGCTTTAGTAGCAGCAGTTTCTGATAACGCAGAATTGACAAGAGTAGAATCAATTCCAGTAATTAAATACTTGATAGCGTAAGCAGTGGCATAACCCTCACACTTATTACTATAGAGAGAGTCAATGATACAACGAGAATTCAGATACGCTTGGTCATATCCAGCGCAAGTAGTTGAATAGAGAGCATTCAAAGAACATTGAAGATTTAGATACGCAGAAGCATAACCTGGGCATTGAGTGTCATATAAAGGACTGGCGGTGCACTGTTGATTATAATACGCAGCTGCATAACCAGAACAAGTTGGTGAATACAATGGGTTCGATTTACACTGCTGAGATGTATATGCTGCTTGATATCCAGAACATGAAGTTGAATACAATGGATCAGCAGAGCATTGTTGAATTAAGTATGCTGCTTGATATCCTGCACAAGTTTGTGAAAATAGTGGGTTTGTTGTACATGGATCTATAACGATATCAGGCGTTTGTCCTGTGGTCCATTGAGATAAACCTGGAATAACAAAGTTTTGATTTAAACTACCTTGTTGAATAACTGCGAATTCACCTTTAGATGCGTCACCAATAACACCAATGGCTGGTGTATTCCATGATATCATTGCACCCGTCCAACGCATATCAATTCCACCAGTGCTGTCAATCTTTAACTCAAAGCTAGTTTTGTTTGTTGGATCACCAAGTCGTTCAACATTATACCAACCGTATGTCATCGTATTGGGAGTGCCAAGTGAATAATGATTATTGCCAGTTGCACCATACATATCAGTCTGCATCATTAGAATACTGTAGTTGTATGCAGATGGAGTATTCTTATCAATGGTGATACCATTACAGCAGAAGGTATTGTTTGATGGAAACCCAACAACAGGTGGTCCGAATTGAACCGCACCATTACTGTACATGGTGGAGTTATTGAACGTCTTATCAAAGAATGGAAATGCGAATGGCAGAGGCACGTTTGCAAAACCATCGTCCCAGAGCTGATACCCAACGGATGCTGGGTTGTTATGTATATTTTGAAGCGGTTGCGGGTTAGCCATCACATTTAAAGATAGAGGACTTCCTGGAATTGGAATTGTCACTATCTGTGAATGCGCCACTGAATAACTCAGTAAACAACCAAGTAAAACACTAACCAACTTCTTCACAAGTTAGTCCTTGCTTTTTACTTTTTGTGGCTGGCGTGCAACGTCGCCTTCCCAGATTGTTTTGGCTTGATCGCCAATTTTACCATCAACTGGGCAAGGTGTTCCTGCATTCATCATTGCTGTGAATACACGTTCGTCTTGACACATGACAGAAACTGCTGCGACTTTCATACCCATATCATAGATTGATCGAGCTAACTTTAGTCGTTCGCAATTCTTATCGGTTTGTGTTCCACCGAATGAAATACCAAGGATTTGCGTTTGCGCGGCACCAGAATAACCGACGGCACATACATCACTATTAATAACTGTGATGGCTGGGGCTACGGCAGTTGGTGGAGGAGATTTTACTGTTGTTGTACTATTTGAAGTTGAATCTGTGGTAGATCTACTTGTCGAGTCGGTTACGATTGGCTCAGCAAAAGTAATTGATGAAGTCATGACAAAAAGTACCGCCACTGCGATCTTTTTGAACATTTGAAACCCTTAAATTATAGTGTTGTTATTATATAAAGTTCACACTAATTCTATTTAGGACAATCACTTTTGCAATTCGTCTACTTCTTTTTCGATGGTTTTCACACCAGTTGATGTAAACACATCCTGAACCTTGTTTAGGAAGGATTGTGCTTTTGTTTGATTATTTTCTTCTTCAGTGATTGGGGTAATTCTTCTACCTGCTGAATCATAATCAATTTTCTTTTTGGCCAGTCTATCATACAACTCTGGCTCCCAATCTTTTGGTGGTTCTTCTGACTCGAAGTCGGACAGTTGTTCTTCTGTAACATCTTTGTTGTCAATAACATCGACACTGTTAAGGCTTTCTTCCACACCTATGATGTCTTCAATAATAATTTGTTTGGCGGGTTTCTTTTTAAATTTATCAAAGAAAGATGTCAATGGAGATGCAGGTGTCTCCTCAATGAGATCTCTATCTTTTCTCCACTGCCAGTTAGCCGCAACTAACATCAATACTGCCAGTGGATCAAAGACTCCGACAATCAGTATGATAACGATCCTGACTGCCTTTTCGAGAACATCAGTATCTGCACTATCCTCATAGATGAGTGCAGCGATATACTTTATTGGACCGACTTCGGCTTCGACTTTGCGGACTTCGGTGGCGATTGGCGCACGTTCTTCGTTGAACTTGGCGATCTTGGTTTGCGCTGTACCGATTTCGTTGAGGATTCTGGCTCTGTCTTTTTGCTGTCCTCTACGAATGGCAATGGCTCGCTCTGCTCCACTGGCTTCGGTAGTTCTTGAGATGGTTTGATCAACTTGAGAATCGAGTTGAGAAAGTTCTTTACGATTTGCATTAATGTTTTCCTTTTCTGTTTTGATTTTTTCGTCAATCAAAGATAACTTAGCACTGATATCTCCCGTAGGAACTGCCTGATCTAAGTGTGCCTTTGATAAGAACCCGAAAATACCCATTGAAGTTAATAACATCAATATAACAAGGGCAACGGTGAAATATGACTTCATCCACAGAGGAATTTCTTTCCATGAACGATAAAGCCAAGATGCTACGGTTAGTTTCGATACTTCAAGTAAAGAACCCATAATAACAATTGGAACTACTGCTGCAGCAAAGATTGCAACTAGCCCCATGACAGCGTAGTATGCTGCCACAGCGGATAGAGATAATGCAACTGCAAACAATAGATAGGTCATAATTTATTTTTTATATGAGATCCATGGACTCGAACAGAGATCTGTCCGTTATAGTAGTCGTCTGATTCTAACACTTTCCTTCCGAATTGCTCTCGTGCCTCAACATAAGAGCACTCAGCTTTAGATTTACAAAAGAACAAAATCTCTCGAGAAAAGTTATCCTTACCCAGAGAGAGTACATCTTTATTTAGTTCTTCACTTGAACCATAATAATCCATCCAATCAGAGTCTACCTGAGACTTGATCTTTTTTTTCTTTTTGGTGCCGTTCTTTAAAGTTACGGTCTTGTATTTAGTTTTTGAAAACTTTGCTAGCTTCTTACCCACGTACATTCGTTTGCTGGTTTTGTTTACGATTAAATAAACAAAACCAACACAGGTCTCAGGCAATTCTTCGATGATGATATTTTGATAAGTCCACATAGTGGACTATTTATCTAATACGACGAGGTTATATTTTTAACATTATGGTCTCGTTGAGCTACAATATTCATAGCAACAGAAGATCTTGGAACATTAGTTAAATTGTGAGTCACGCCATGGTGCAAATATCCTGGATGAATTATTAACTTATATTTTTCGTGCGGTATTTGAATAGAAGAAAACCCACTAGCAATACTACTATCAGCCATTCTACGATGGACCATATTAAAATTGTGGGCTGGTCTAGGGTCTAGTATTTCTAACGATGGGTGTTCAGGAATAGTTTCTACATAATATACAGCTGCAATATCTACCGAATAGTGGGTGTGTATAAAATTATCATGAAATGGGTGTTGAATAGTACACCACGCTCGTTTTATTTCGCAGGATTTCATAGGGTAATTGAATTTAGAAACATAATCCTTAACACATTCTTTAACCCAATCACCAAATCTACTCTGTTCTTTCAAAAGATGCATAGTGTCATCACCATCCCATTTAACATTAGCAATAATATGTTTAATCTCGGTATGGATACTCATATCTTCCAGCCAATATTCGCCAATAGGAGTAGCCCATAATTCACGATAATTACTCCTCATCTTCAATTTCCTCTTCTTCATAAATGTCAGCTGAACAAATTGGACAGTAGACGATATCCTCTAGTTTATAGTTGTCACCTTTGATGGTGATTTTACCCACAGTATTACATTCTGTGCATTCGAAGTGTTTAGTTGCCATTTTTATCCTATACTGAAAAAGAACTACCGCAGCCGCAAGTAGAAGTTGCGTTTGGGTTACTTATAACGAATTGAGAACCCTTTAGATCATCACTAATATAATCAAGTGTAGCATTTTCAAAATATTGCATACTCATCGAATCAATCAATAGATTATCAAAAACAAAATCATCTTCTGCCTTTTCTTCCTCAACCATAAATCCATATGAAAATCCAGAACATCCACCTCCTTGGACGAATGCCCTTACATACTTTCCACTTTCATCGGAAAGAACTTCAATTATCTGACTCTTAGCGTTTTCTGTTAAATTTATCATACTCTGAAACTTTCTCCGCAACCACAACGATCGCGTTCATTTGGATTACTGAATTCAAAACCTTCATTAAGACCATTTCGTTTATAATCTACCACTAATCCAGACAAGTAAGCTAGACTCTTCGGATCAATAATTAACTTTACCCCACGGTCTTCATAGACAACATCTGATTCTTCTAAGATGTCTGCATATTCTAATACATATGCTAGACCAGAACATCCAGTTGTTTTAACACCAAGCCTAAGCCCAATACCTGATTTTCTTTTTAGTAGATGAGATGTTATCTTTGCCGCAGCAACTTCAGTTAACGTGATCATGTTTTTCTTTATAATCTTTAACTGCTGCTTTAATTGCGTCTTCAGCGAGGATTGAACAATGAATCTTTACTGGTGGAAGAGCCAGTTCCTCTGCAATTTCAGAGTTGCGTATTTTAGCAGCTTCGTCTAGATGCATACCCTTTACCAATTCAGTGACAAGGGATGAGCTAGCAATTGCTGAGCCGCACCCATAAGTTTTAAATCGAGCATCGGTAATAATACCAGAAGCATCAACTTTAATCTGAAGTTTCATCACATCACCACAGGCTGGTGCACCGACCATACCTGTTCCAACCGTATCATCATTTTTATCAAACGATCCCACGTTACGTGGGTTTTCGTAATGATCAATAACTTTAGATGAGTATGCCATTAAGCTGCCTTACCCCACACGTCACCCCATGTGCCAGACAATGCACCCTTTGCATAATCGGTAACACGATTCTCAAAGAAGTTTCCGTGAACAGGAGCATTAATCATTTCCTCTACCCATGGAAGTGGATTCTTCTTAACTTTAAAGATGCCTTTCATACCCAGAGAGATAAGACGACGATCCGCAATGTAGCGAATATACTTCTTAACGTCTTCTGCAGATAGATCACGCATGTCGCCTTCAGCGTAGCAAAGATCAATAAACTTATCTTCGAGTTCAACCATGCGTTCAGCAATTGTGTAAATCTTACCCTTTAACTCGTCATTCCAAATCTCTGGGTTTTCTTTGACAAATTCTTTGAACAGGCGCATCATATTCTCAGCATGCATTGTTTCGTCAACAATAGACCATGTGACAATCTGCCCCATACCTTTCATCATGCCATGGCGTGGAAAGTTAAGTAACATGATAAAGGAACTAAACAACTGCATACCTTCAGTAAAGGCAGAGAAAACAGCAATGTGCTCAGCAGTACTAGCGACAGTACCATTGCGACTAGAAATGTCAAGAACATAGTCATGTTTGTCTTTCATCTCTTGATATTCAAGAAACTCATTATATGTAGACTCTGGCATACCAAGAGTCTCAATCAGATGAGAGTAAGCTGCGATGTGTAGTGCTTCACGAGCAGCAAACCCCATCAACATCATGCGAATCTCAGGCTGCGGAAAGTGCGGGAGATAGTTATTGACATATCCACCAGCCACGTCAATATCGCCTTGTGTGAAGAAACGGAAGATATTTGTGAGGAACTTCTTTTCCTCTGCAGTTAGACTTTTCTTCCACTGTTTAACGTCTTCTGCCATTGGTACTTCTGTGTGTAGCCAATGCGCTTGTTCGTGCTTCAACCATGCGTCATATGCCCATGGATAGTTGAACGGCTTGAAGTAATTTCTTTCGTCCGTTAATCTGCTTGTTTTATTCTTTACCATTTATTCCTCGTCCAATTTTAATTCTATCGTATTGTCTTTAATGTAAACGCCGACAACTTCTCTATAACCATGCTCAGTGTACACAACAACCTTCACTTCAGATTTCGGCTTTTTTATTTCACCGCTATTCTTTGGATATAGCGCACACCAGTATTTTTTGATTTTATCAGAGATGTCGTAGGCATCCATATTATTCCTTTAAAATTCTCATTTTATGTGCCATGGTAATTCTCTGAGATTTACAGTGCATCGTTGGCTCTAATCCAACATGGGGAAGACTAGAATCAAAAACCAAAACCGAATTTGGTTTCGGATAGTTTATATGCATCTGATCTTGTTTATCAATAACAACTGTAAACCCTCCATACTCTGGAGACCATTGTTTATTAACATAGTAAATCGCAGTAATATAATCATCTTCTGGTTTAACATCATAGATAATGTCTGTATGAATACTACCACACTGTCCGTGGGCTTGCCCATTTAGGTACATCCTTTCTGTGACAAGTTTTATGTTTAACAGAGATTGTATTTTAAATCTAAAAGTTTCTTCTATATGTAAACACTTACCCAATTTAGATTCCCATAGATCTTTCAACCAAAACATTTTATCGGCACTGTATGAATATCCTGCCAGCTCCCACACATAATGATCGCAGAGCACGTCAAATCCTTTAACTTCATCTTCATCTAAAAAATTATCTATTTTGTAGATTTGATTTATATCGAACATTTATCCCTCGCAAGCCAAACATGTATCTGCATCGCCAGTTAGAGCGTGAAGATCAATTTCTTTAATGACTTCTCTCTCAATACGTTTCGATACTTTATCTGCTTTGGCAATCTTATCACTACGGCAATAGTACATAGTTTTCAATCCCTGTTTCCATGCTTGAAAGTGAACAGCATGAATATATTTGATGTGAGAATCTGGTCTAAAGAACACATTCAACGACTGAGCTTGATCAATATATTCTTGGCGATCTGCAGCATGCTGAACTACCCATCGTTGATCAATCTCCATTGAGGTTTTGAATACATCTTTTGTCCAGTCATCCATCCAGTCGAGGTGTTGAACAGAGCCATCATTAGCAATAATGCTAGACCAAACTTCATCTGCCCATCCTTCTTTATGCTCTGCAGCTTTTTTCTGAATAATGATATCAAGAAAGCGATTCTTATTCAGGTGAGAACCCGATAGAGTATCTTGGCGATAAGCATTGGCGCGATAAGGTTCAATAGAAGGACTAGTGTTCCCCATAAGAATGGAAGAAGAAGCATTGGGAGCGATAGCCATAAGATGACTAAAGCGATTCCCAGTACCCACTGCATCAAGAGCTTCACCTCGCTTAGTCCCCAGTTCTTTGTTCGCCGCATCTAACTTTCCTCTAATGTGTGCAAAGATTTGTTTGTTACGTCCGATGGACATTGCTGATTCCCATGGCAGATTGTTTTTCTGCAGGAAGGCATGCCAACCCAACGCACCGATGCCGATACTTCGCTCACGCATTGCGGAATACTTTGCTCGTTTGATTGTGGAAGGTGCATTATCAATAAAATACTGAAGCACATTATCAAGCATTTCTGCAGTATCAGCAAGGAATAAAGGATCGTTTTTCCACTCATCATAATACTCTAGATTCAAAGAGGACAAACAACAAACAGCAGTACGCTTTTCGTTTGTTGGAAGAATAATCTCAGAGCAGAGATTAGACTGGTGCACCTTAAGACCGAGATCTTTCAAGTGTTGTGGAAGTTTGCGGTTTGACTCATCAATGAAGTGCAGGTATGGCTCGCCAGTAGTCATACGCATTTCTAGAATACGTTGCCATAATTCTTTGGCAGAGACAGTCTCACGAATTTCGTTTGACTTTGGATCAACAAGATCCCACGAGTCATCTGCTTCTGTGTCAAGCATACAGTTTTCAATCAACTGCATAAATGCATCAGGAATGTTAATACCATGGTGCATATTCAGAGTACGCATATTCTGATCGCCCGTTGGCTTACGCATCTCTAAAAATGATATAATGTCGGGATGACTAATATCAAGATAAGCAGCATAACTTCCACGACGAGTACGACCTTGGCGATAAGCGAGACTTGAAGCATCGTACATTTTAAGGTGCGGCATAACGCCAGTACTCTTATCGTCCGCCGAACGTATACCGAAGCCAATGCCAACACCACCCCCAAGCATAGAAAGCCAATTAGTTTCGCTAAGATTATCAACTAGACCCTCCGCAGTATCTTCAATGTAGTTTAAAAAACAAGAGATCGGCAAGCCACGCTTACTCCGACCGAAGGATAAGATAGGTGTTGAATACGACAACCAGTGTTTGCTGGAATATTCGTACAACCGCTGAGCATGCTCAGGATCAGAACCAAACTTGCTGCTAACAAAGGCAAATCTTTCTTGAGGAGATACCTCTTCATCTTTCATGTAACTTTCTTTTAATCTTAACTTACCCAATTCGTCAAACAATTTATCACGAGTGTAGTCTACCGTTATGCCATGCACAATTTCCATATCTTGCCCTATTTTCTTATAGTTTTACTAATTCATTTGCTAGAGGAAATACCTCAGCAATAACCTTTGCGCACTCACGTGCGACTTCTTGGTGTTCTTTTTGTGTACCATTTGCAGATCGGAGTTCGATAAAATGAATCCAGCTACGCAATGTTCCATTCATATATAAGCGTGAGACAGTTAGTCCTTCTGGCAATACTGCTCTTGCTTGTTCTTTGGCAATACCATTAGTGATTGCCCAGTCATAAGCATTTCTTGCTTCTTCAATAACTCGCTTCTGTCTTTCTTCCCACCACGCAGCCAATGCTAGATTTTCATTCTCAACGCTATTTTGACGATTCTTCGTATCTTGAAGTCGGGCTTCTCTAAGAACGAAAGATAAGTCTTTGGTTGGATCTGCATATCGTTGGCTAAATTCTTGGAACGAGAAAGATCGGTGGCGCAGCATTTGTCTTGCTATGTCACGAGTAGTTTCAATTTCTAAGCAAGCACTGACCATCTCTAAAGGTGACCAATGTTGATGCTTAATTAAATACTTAATTAACTTCTCTGATGTATCTGTGTTGAACTGGTTGCTTGGATTACTAACACGTGCACAGAACGCAACTAACTCCTGCACATCTAACAAACCCTCATCATACATCTCTCGAGAGGGTTTACTATAACTAATCATTCTAACATTCATAAAATCTCAATCAATAAAATTATAATTAATAACAATCCTAAAAGGATTTTCTTTTGGTGTTGTACTTGAGTGGAATGTTAACCCATCAAATATACAACAAGTATTTTCAACTGGCATTATGCTAGTTTCAACTTTAAGTGTTTTTGCATCTTTCCAATAATTATCAATTCCATTACCTGAATGTTTATTATCGTATATAAGTGTTGGTGCATCACTATCTGTTAGATAAAATAGCATAGTCTTATGAGGGCTGCGGTAATCTACATGTGGTGTATTAACAATTTGTTGAGTATTATTCATAATCAAACCAACCCG